ATCACCTTTGCTATCTCCGAGTGTTTTCCAGATGACAAATAAATAATCGCCGGTATCTTTATCATAAGATAGATTTTTACAAAAGGCTTTTATCCTACGATTGTTTTGATTGCCCCAGGGGACAGACTGTAAAACTGAACGAGAAGAGATCCACTCTCTTAAGCCCACCAAAACTGAGTCCATATTTGACTCCATCAATTTTGGTGGTTTTCCTTGTAATATCTGATAAAGACCGAATTTATCAAAATCAAAAAAAGTAATGATACCACGTTCAACTTTATTGCTTGTGTTAGTCATAATATTTTTTCCAGTAGCGAGTATTAATTGGAGAAAAGAGTGGAATGCCACTTTGCTATTATTTTTATATCTTCCAAAGAACACTCAAAAGAAGATTTGTCGCTATCAACTTTAATTTTCCCAACAGGGATTCGAGTAATGCTGCGGATACTGGTTTTACCTTCAATTTCAAGGAGCCATTTCCCATCAGTTAATTCATTGAAGCCGAAGTCCGTCAGGCAAATATCATCACCTTCCGAAATTATTACAGGTTTATACAGATCTTGTGGCAATAGGGCTTTGTCAAAAAAATAAAAAGAAGAGTCGAAAATTTTCCCTTCGATAATTTTTCTGTGAGGTAAACGGACTACATCGGAAGTTAAGTCGTTTTTCATGCTTCCTGTACCGGTTACTAGCCACTCAAGTGATGAGCCTGTTTCGAGGGCACATTGGATAACCCAGTCTGAAGGGAAAGAATCTCTCATGTATCTGGTAGCGAGACTGCTTTTCGAAACGCCCAGTTGCTCACATAGCGACTGCCTGGTGGTGAAGCCATAGGCCTCTACCATTCTCTCAATTGCGCCTCTTCCACCTGTACTAAAATCCATTGATTTCACCTTGACAACTTTTTAGGTTGACGATTTCAAAATGTGATCATATAGTCTGCGTGATTTCAAAATGTGATTAATGAGGATTCATTATCACTCAACACAGCTAAAAAGGGAGATGTTGCCTTATGACTAACCATATTTCAATCACATTGGCAGTACCATCTGTATCAGTTGAAAAGTATAGCGAACTCACAGGGTTATCTATCGATACCATCAATGCAATGCTGGCCGATGGCCGATTAGTTAGACACCGCCTACGTAAAGATAAAAAGCGCGAAAAAGTGATGATAAATATCGCGGCCATGACCATAGACGCTCTTGCGGGTTGCAACATCGTACTTAACTGATTCGATTTTTAAACGCTGAGAGGGTGCTGACTATGTTTGATTACCAAACTTCCAAACATGCACATTTTGATGCAGCTTGCCGAGCGTTTGCGCTGTCCCACAATTTGGAAGATGTGGCCGCCGCCGTTGGTATGCGTCCGCAGATCCTGCGCAATAAGTTGAACCCGGTTCAACCGCACCGACTGACCTGTGACGAGCTGCTGGCTATTACCGATTATACGGAAGATGCTCGTTTACTGGATGGGATGCTGGGGCAGATTAACTGTTTGCCATCCGTTCCGGTCAATAACGCCATTGAAGCCAACATGCAATTTTGCGCGTTGAGCGCCACTGCAAATGTGGGGGCGATCGCTGGGGAAGCTGTATCAACCGAGCACATGACCACAGCACGCCGTACACAAATTCTTGATCGTGCCCGTGATGCAATCCGTTCCCTTTCCGTTCTGGCTTACACCGTAGAAAGCCGCCTTCAGTCCGCGCCGGTTCTTGCTGCTGCCGTCGATATCGTGACAACAAGTGCCAGCGGCATCATGTGAGGGCAAATAATGAAAGCATTCGTTACTTACCTGAAGAAAGAATCACCGACCATGCAGCTGGCTAGCGGGTCAACTGGATGGCTTGAACTACCAAATGGCCAGCGCTGGAACCCAGGGCATCAGTATAAATTCAATGCCCGCTCGTCTCGTCGTTCGCGGTGGTTTCGTTTGTTCGGGATTGTCAGGGGGCGTTATGGCCATTAGCTCAAAGCAGCAGGAGATCGGCCTTAAGTGGCTGGGGAATATCCGCCGTAAATACTGGGGCGAGAAAAGCGAAGCCGCCGAATGGTGGGACAAATTAACACCAGAATGGCGCGGAGTTGTTTTGCATGCGGCCGCAGTTGCTTCCGGGATGGAAGTTTTTAAAGCTCACCTGTGTAAATGCTGCTGGTCTGAGTTATTCGAGCGCCTGGACTACCGGGCAATGATTCAACTGCGCCAGGGAATATCCAGGGCGCGTTTGACGTTTGAAGGGTTCGGTAGTTTGAGTGACAGCGATTTTTCTAAGCGCAGCGCCAACCGCCAGGTGAAAAAGGCACATCCGAGCCACAGCAGTAATGGCGTACAGATGATTATCGCGCCTCATATCGTTCATAAGATGCAACAGCAGGAGAATCATTAATGTCCATTATCTCTGTAAACGCCAAAGAACTGGGGCAGGAGCTCGCTGCGTGGGGTGTTCCGCATAATTACGCCATTCTTTTTCTGGAGAAAAGCACCGTTAAAAATGGCCGTGTGGCCTTACATCCGTTTTTCTTTAACGACACCGAGCACATGACAAACAAACGCCACTGGCTGGCTGTGAATGTTGCGTACTGGTGCTGTGTCTATCGTGAAGCGGAAAGCCATTTCCAGCAGGTTGAAGCGCTGGCCGGTATTCTTTCCATGTATTACGTCGCGGGTTCATTGGGTGCTGGCGAAATTAAAGCGCTGATCCAGGAGTGGTGGCGTAATACCTACGAGCTACACAAAGTGCCCGCACCGAGCTACTCAGCCTCGCCCGTTATCGTCTCTTTCCACTAATTCACTGCCTGAATTTTTGGCCATCCCTGCGGTGGCCGGGGATTCTTTTGCCTTGAGGAAACCAAAATGCAAACAACACGTACAGATTTACCAGCAACAAAATCCGGTACAGAGCTGATGGCCATGCTGGCCAAAGCTACGGAGGAAGGCAAAGCGGCATCCGCCGATCTGTGTTCTGCCCGTCTGGATAAGCTGGCCGCGTATGCCGCTAACGAAGGCTTAAGCGCTGCCGAAATCGTAGAGCTGATCCGGGAAGAGGCTGCGGCCATTTGCAGCAAAGGCGGTGCGGCATGGCAATAAAAACCCCTCTCAAGTGGGTAGGCAGCAAAGTCCGTATCATGCCGCACCTGCGTGACCATTTGCCGGAAGGCAAACGCCTGGTTGAGCCGTTCGCGGGTTCGTGCGCCGTCATGATGAATACTGATTATGACGAATACCTGATTGCTGATCTGAACCCGGATTTAGTCAATCTGTACAAAGTCATGATGTACTACACAGACGCATTCCTGAATGAGCTGGATCTAATGTTCTCTACCGGGGCGTTGGGCGATCTGGAAAGCCGCGCTGTTTACTACTATGCCATCAGGGAAGCTTTCAATCTGTCAGAGAAGGCTCTCGGCTCTGAAAGCGTAGAGGCTGCTGTCCGTTTCATGTACCTGAACCGCCACGGCTTTAATGGGCTTTGTCGTTACAATCGCCGTGGCCAGTTCAATGTCCCGTTCGGGAAGTACAAGAAAAATTATTTCCCGCTTAAAGAAGTCCGTGCATTTGCTGAAAAGGCGAAGCGCGCGACGTTCATCACCGCACATTACTCCGAAACACTGGCGCTGGTTCGTGCCGGGGATGTGGTCTATTGCGATCCACCTTACCTGACGGAATCAGGGAATTTCACCTCATACACAGAAAGCGGCTTTTCACATCTTGATCAGGGGCGACTGGCCAGAAAGCTACGCCGCCTTACTGAGAACGGCGTGAGTGTTGTTGCGTCAAACAGCGATTTGGAAATGGTGCATTACCTTTACGCCGGATTTGAGGCAGTGAAGGTCAACGCGCCCCGCAGTGTTGGTGGCGCAGCTGCAAGCCAGAAATCTGCCGCTGAGCTGATCCTGAAATCCCCGTCCAGTGCAAAGGCTCGCGCATGACGCTCGTTGCTAATGGCCAGCATCACGCCGTTGATATCTGGCGGCGTGATACCTTTGCGCCCGGAACGCCAGCGAACGCGACGATCACAGAGCGCCGTTTGTGGGCAGTAAACCCACAGGACTACGAATGGCGTTCAAAGTTTCTTCACGAGATACCCGACTGGTTAGCCGGGTATTTTGGCAACCGTTACGAAAAGCTGTTTGCTGGCCGTGACGGCCGCCGCCGTGCCAATACATTCCTGCGCAAAACTATCGGTGAGAATGTATTGCCACGTCTGCGGAAAGTGGCTGCGCTTTACCAGCTGGCCGCTGATGTAAGCGATCTCCCATTCGGAAAGTCATTGCAGCGCTTGCCGTCGCTTGACCGCACCGATCTCAAAAAGCTGTCTGTCCAGATATCTGGCTGGATCGCTCAGATGTTTTATGACTTCACCGACACGCTGAAGGGAAAACCTAAAGACGAAAGGGAAATGCGCCAGCGCACGCTGGAGGCTTACCGCAACCTTTGTTCGCTTTCCCTCATGCTAAACAATCAGCCGCCGTACTGGGCAGAGCATGAAGCCAATGAAGGCCATCTGGAAACCCGAAAGGTGGAGTCCGGTATTTTGCGTCTCATGGCGCCGGAATGGTGGTATCAGCGTCTGAAGCGTGCCCGAGACCTGCAACGTGAACATTTGGCCATCGCCGTTGGCCAGGTGCAGAAATCTGCCAGCGTCTACGTATCACGTAAAACCCTGGGCGAATGGATAGAGCAGAAAAAACGAAATCTGGAGTTCTTTAAAAAGTTTGATCTGATGGACGAAGAGGGCAACCGTATTGCGCTGGACAGCATGGTACACCGCAGCGTTGCTAACCCGGCCATTCGTCGCTGTGAACTGATGGTGCGTATGCGCGGGTTTGAAGATATCGCCAATGAACAGGGGCTGGCTGGCGAGTTTTACACAATCACTGCACCTTCACGTTATCACGCGGTACACAGCAAAGGCGGCTTTGTGTCTCAGTGGAACGGATTAAGCCCACGGGACACGCAGCGTTATTTATGCAACGTCTGGGCAAAAGCACGTGCGGCGATCTCCCGTGCCGGTATTCATGTTTTTGGTTTTCGCGTGGTGGAGCCACACCACGACGGGACACCGCATTGGCATATGCTGCTGTTTATGCAACCGCATGACGTTGAGGCGGTGCGCGATATTCTTTGCTATCACGCCAGGATTGCCGATTCAGAAGAGCTACAGACACCCAACGCGCTTAAGGCGCGTTTTCACGTTGAGCCTATCGATCCCGCTAAAGGGTCGGCAACAGGCTATATCGCTAAATACATCTCAAAAAATATCGACGGCTTTGCGCTCGATGGCGAGCAGGATGAAGAAACCGGGGAAAACCTACGCGATATGGCTAAATCTGTATCGGCCTGGGCATCCCGCTGGCGGATTCGCCAGTTTCAGCAAATTGGTGGTGCGCCTGTGACTGTATGGCGTGAGTTGCGCCGCCTGGGTGATCAGCGCCTGAATGAAAGCCTTATGGATGCGGTGCTGGCGGCGGCTGATGTAGGGGACTGGGCGGCCTATACACAGTTGCAGGGTGGCGCACTGGTTGCACGTCGCGATCTGGTTGTGCGTCTGGCCTATGAAATCACTGAACAGGGTAACGAGTATGCAGAAGATGTTCAGCGTGTGCAGGGTATCTATTCGCCTTTGATCCCTGATTCCGAAGTTTGCACCCGTCTGGTTAAGTGGCAGAAGGTTGCGAAGTTGGCCGAAGCGCCAGCGGAGGCGGGTTTTTCTGGCGGCAGCGCCGCCCCTTGGAGTTCTGTCAATAACTGTACGGAGGGAGGAACCCGGAGACGGTTAAAACTGGAACTGAACCAGCGAGGGTTTGCCGGAACGGATGAAGAAATCGACATTCTGAAGCGGGGTGGCGGTCTCAAATTTGGCCGATCTGCCCTGATTTACAGGGAAGGGAGGTTGCAGGAGAAACGGAACAATCCGGAAGATGAACAATGGCCAGGCTGGCAGTAATAGTCTGTAAGTGTGTGATATGTAAAACGTAAATTGTTACTGGTGTAAATAAAAAAATTCACAATTAATGCTTTTGAGTGTACTGTATGTTTATACAGTTGTTTGCGTGGGAGGATACTGTGCAGGATTTATTTTTTGAAACCGTTGCCTTTCAACGGATCGCTTTAGTTGCAAAACTTATGGCAACCGCTGACTGTTCTGAAGATGAAAAGGATGTGGCGCTGGCCTGGCTTGGAGAGATGACGCAGGAACTGGGAAGGAAGCTGGATCAGTATGAAAAAAAACACCCCCATAATGGGGGCGATTCAAGCGGCAGGGGCCGCTTTCAGTAAATCCAGAGCCATTTGCTTCTGATTGGGTGACAGATTTTTTAATAAGGTTTGTACCAGAGCGTCACCCGTTTTAGCGCTGGGGCTGAGAGTGTGGGAAAACGTCAAATTCATAACAAAAGTGTGCCCACACTCCACATCTGCGCATGCGCAGTAAATATCTGCAATCTGGCGGTGCTTTCGGTTAGTTTTGCGAATCACAGCCTTAGAGCCGCACTCCGGACATTCAATTTTCAGGACTCTCATATTCCATTCTCCGGCTGTCAAATAATGCCTGGATTTTAGCCTTTTTTGACTCATGCTGCACCCTTCACCGTTGTTTCTTCAGTAAAATTCAAATGCAGGTGGCGCGGAATTTCCGGATCGCTGTTGATGGCCATCGCCAGGCGGCGCTGAATGGGCAGCACTTCATTCTTTTTGTAGGTGCGCTCAATCTTTTCCGGATCCCCCAGCCCGGCAGTATTCTGCGGAACGATACCCGCAAGCCCGGCCGGGAAGCGGTGCGCGTTCAGAATGTCCTGGGCGCTGATGTTCTTCACGCTCGCAAATTCATCTTTGGCCGAAATGTCCCCCATCTCAATAAACTTGATCGCGTCACCGTCACCGCCAGGGATGTTCACCAGGATGGTGGAGAAGTTGCCGATCCCTTTGCTGTCCCGCAGCTGCTGTTCAATCTCCTCCTCCATCTCGTCCGTCATGCTGGGGTCACGGGTATACAGAATGCCGCCCGTGTGTGCGCCGTTGTGGTAGTAGCGACGGCGAAAAATAACTGCCTCACTGTTCAGCAAAGCAGAGTGAACGCCGCCGATGTAGTCCGGCAGACCATAGATGTGCTGCTGCGGGTCGTACATCTTGATGAAAATGATATCGTCAGGCGGGAACGCCAGCGGCTCGCCTTCCTGTAAAACCACGTAATCCCCTGGCACAGTCTCCGCGTTTTCTCTCTCCTTTCGTCGGCGGAGATAAAGTCCCGGCAGCGGCTGAAGCCCGATCACGTCTCCCCAGCCATTACGGACTTTGGCCACGGCGATATCACCAAACGTCAGGTAGTCAAAAACAGCGGCCTCCAGCTCGTCGAAAGTCAGGCCGCCGCCCTGATAGTCCGCCGTCACCATGTTTTTACGGGCGTGGATAATCCCGCCGTGCTGGCCGTTCAGGTTGATAAGCTGCGCCAGCGCCAGACGGTCAATCGGCTGGGTGTAGTGGTCGGCGGCGTTGTCGTACCAGATTTCCCGGTAATCGGTTCCGGTAGTCAGTACCGGTTCTGGTTTGCCAAAGCTGATAATGCTCATTTTTTTGGACTTATCGCCGCGCTGTTCGCGCTTCACAAAACGTTTCTTTTTGCTCATGCTGCTTGTTTCCTTACACCCCAGCGGGATTTTGGTTTGTTTTCATAGTTGAGTGGTTCGTTATGCAGGGCGTGGGTGATTGCCCAGAATGCCTCTGCGTGGCCAGTGTCGTGGCTGCGGTCTGCAACAAAGGTCATTGCGTTACCGCTCTGCGTGGTAGTGCGCCGCACTGACATAAAGCTGGCGGGGATTTCCTTCAGGTTTTTGTCCCACTCGATACGCTGGCTTTCCACCACGTCGGCGGCCTTCAGTACCAGCTGGTTTTTGGTGTTCATGTCGTAGCGGATCGGGACAACAACCTTCATGGCAAAGTGCTGGATATTGTCAAACACCCCCTGTCCGATCCCGGTTACGTCCACGCCCAGATAAGTGAAGTTGTACTGGTCAAACAGCTTTTCGATCTGCTTGGCCTGGTAGCGGAAGTTCATGCCCTTCCAGTAAATCACCTTCAGCACGCGGAATTTTTCCACGGCAAACATCGGCGGGGCGACAATCACAAAACATGACAAATCACCGCTGCGTGCCGGATCAAAGCCGCCCCAGACTGGCCTGTCCCCAAACGGCCGTTTTGCGTCCGGGTCGTGATCCTGCCAGGTGTCCACCTCCACGCCGCACGCTTCCAGGTCGGAAAAACTGAAAACGGAATCCTTGCTGTCCACGAACACGCACATATAAAGCATGTCGAATGTGGCGGTGTTGTAGCGGTTGCGCAGCTTCTCGATGTTGGCCAGATTGAAGCCACCCGCAATGGCATCTTCCATGGTGATGACATAGCGCCACTGGCCATCCGGGCAGAGCCGTCCACCGTTCCGCATTTCATCGAACAGCGGAAACGTAATGGCCGCACGTTTCTTGCTGCCCTGTTTCCACTCTTCACCCGTCCAGAACGGATACGCCTGGTGCGTTTTGGCCGATGGCGTGGAAAAGTAGGTGGTACGCCATTTGTCATGTGTGGCCATCGCGCTGGCCACTTCATTGAGTTTTGCAAAGTTGGGCACCCAAAAATATTCATCACAGTAAAGATGGCCACTGTATGACTGGGCGGTGTTTTTGTTGGTAGACAGGAAGCGCAGCTCTGCGCCGTTGCTTAAGCGGATCGGGTTCCCTGTCAGCGTAATACCAAAATACTGCTCTGCAATATTGACGATATAAGACCGGAACACTTCCGCCTGGGCTTTAGACGCGGACAGGAAGATTTGCGGATCGCCCGTCATTACCGCATTTTCGAACGCTTCAAACGCAAAGTACCAGGTTGCACCGATCTGGCGACTTTTCAGGATGTTCCTGACCAGCTGGCCAATGTTGCGGCGCAGGTGTTTCTGATATTCGAAAAGATGCTCCTCTGCCCAGGTGTCAAAATCCTCCTGGGTAAGAGACGAAATATCGTTTTTCTTGTACTTACGTTTGCCGCGGGGTTCGTCCTCGCTATCGCCTCGCGCAGCTGCTTGCCGTTCCCCCTGGCTGGAGGCCAGCTTTTCTTTATGTTTATTGCTCTGGGCACGCAGCTTTGTGGCGTGAGCAATAAGCAAATCCATTTCTTTTAAATCCAGATCAGTTTTATTGTCGCGCCCCGCTAACAGCTGGTAACGGCGTTCAATTGCCTCCTCTGTGCTTTCGAAACTGAGCAGGTCAGCCCATTTATATTTTTCTGCCCAGTAGTAAACGATCCGCGCATTCGGCAGATTTAATTCTGATGCAATTTCTTTTGGCGTGTAGCGGCGCAGGTAAAGAGCGCGGACAACGCCTTTTAATTCGTCTGAGTATTTAGCCATAGATTTAATTATGCCGTGGTATTGATGAAAAAACGGCGGGGTTAATTCTGAGTTGTTCGGCAATGGCTTATAACCGAACTGTTCAGAATAAAGCGTGATGCGGGGATGCGTTTAATTAGCAATAATCAAATCCACAGCAAGTTATTCAGTTAATCGACAGAGGGGGAAATATGTGTCGCATTTAAAAACTGGCTGGCTGTGTGTTGCTACTGAAGGCGATACGGTTGATGGGCGAGTGCTGGAACGGCAATGGATTATCGACATGGGGGAAACCTATGACCCTGACCATTACGCCGCTTTACTCTGGCCAGAGCACGAGCGCTACGCCGGAAACTTTGGTGAAGTGCTGGAAGCGATGTGGCAGGACGGCGATGACGGGCTGGCGCGGCTGTATGTCAGTCTGTGCCCAAATAAGCGCCTGATTTATGCAAACGACGAAGGCCAGCTGCTGTATTTCTCCGTAGAGCCGGAGCTGAACTGGCGCGGAGGGGATCGTACATATTTGAAGGGGCTGGCTGTCACTGACAACCCGGCAAGTGTAGGAACGACACGGCTGCGCTTTAGTCAGCGCAAATTAAACAAACAGGGATATTACAGTTGTGTGATTTCCCGTAACGGTAAAATTATGCAGGAAGGGAAGATGAAGAACTGGCAGAAATTGTTTGGTATTAAGCCGAAGTTTGAAGATGAAAATCCGCAGGACGATCCACCTGCCGATGATAAATTGCAGGCGCTGGCGAGTGCTGTGAACGAGCTGGAAGCGCGGGTGGGTAAAATTGAAACCCAGCTTAATTCCGTGCAGGACGATGTTGACACTATTACCGAAGTTGTGGACACGGAAGAGTTTGCCGCTATTCGTGATAATGCAAAAGAGATTGTTACCCGCTTTAATGATTTGGGTAATAAGGGCGGTCAGCGCAAACAGCGTCAGGTGCAGTCCAAATCCGGTAAATTTAGCTACCTGTAATTAACCGCAACGCGAATAAGCAAAACATTTTTATTATCGCTTAATTGCGAGGGAGTCTTATGTTACTGAATAACCGTGCGCGGGATTTACTGGACAATTACACGGCGGGGCTGGCGCAGCATTTTGGCACGCAAAACCCTGGCCGTTATTTTTCGCTAAATGACCCGCAGGAAACCGCGCTGCGTCTGGCCATGCTGGAGTCCGTCGAGTTCCTGAACTGGATCACCACGCTGGACGTTGACCAGCTGAGTGGTCAGGTCGTCAACGTGGGCGCATCTGTCCTTCATACCGGGCGCAGTGAAACAGGCCGTTTCGTCCGCCAAGTGGGTGTTGATGGCAATACCTATTCCCTGGTTGAAACCGACAGCTGTGCGGCGCTGCGCTGGGATCTGCTTTCCGTCTGGGCGAACGCCGGGAAGGAAGAAAATGAGTTTTACAACTTGGTGCAGACCTTCAGTACCCAGGCGTTTGCCATGGATATGCTGCGTATCGGCTTTAACGGTACACACCGCGCCAAAACCACAGACCCGATTGCCAACCCGAACGGCGAAGATGTGAACATTGGCTGGCATGAAATCATGAAAACCATGCTGGGTGGCAAGCAAATCATGACCGATCCGGTGGTGCTCGATCAGGCGGGTGATTACAAGTCGCTGGATGCGATGGCCTCCGATCTGATTAACGCCAAAATCCCGGCACAGTTCCGCAATGACCCGCGCCTGGTGGTGCTGGTAGGTGCTGACCTGGTGGCCGCCGAACAGTACCGCCTGTTCCAGGCTGCTGACCGTCCTACAGAGAAAATCGCGGCGCAGCTGCTGGGTAACACCATCGCTGGCCGTCAGGCGATTATCCCGCCGTTCATGCCGGGCAAACGCATGGTGGTTACGCCACTTTCCAACCTGCACATCTACACCCAGCGCAATACGCGCCAGCGTAAAGCCCGCTTTGAAGATGACCGCAAACAGTTCGAAAACAGCTATCTGCGTAACGAAGGTTATGCGGTTGAAGTGCCGGAGCTGTACGCGGCAATTGATGAAGATGCCGTGACCATCGGCAAGCCGTCTGAGCCAGTGGAGGGTTAATCAATGTCTCTTTCACCCGCGCAGCGTCATAACCAGCGCATTGCGATGGAACAAAAGCTGAAACAAAGCCTGGCCGTTGGCACCACGGAAAGCATGCACCTGCTGATTAAGGCACTGGAAACCGACGTGGAACAGGTACGAAGCCTGCCGCTGATTGCTGATCGCGTTGAGCACAAGCGCAACGTGCTGCTGCCGAAATGGGTGTCGACTGTGGAAGCGTATCTGGCCAGCGGCCAGGTGTATGCCAATCCGGTTCTGGCGTGGTGCGTGATCTGGCTGTTTGACGTGGGCTATCTGGATAAGGCGCTGGAATGGGCTGATATCGCTATTGCCCAGCAACAGGCCACGCCGGAACGGCTGCGCAGCAATTTCCCGACGTTCGTGGCCGATACGATGCTGGCCTGGGCGGAGGAGTCTGCCGGGCGCGGGGAAAGCATTGAACCGTATTTTTCACGCACGTTTGAGAACGTGGCCACCCGGTGGCGGCTGCATGAGCAGGTGACGGCGAAATGGTTCAAGTTCGCTGGGTTGCAGCTGCTGCGAGGTGAGGATGGCCAGAAAACAGCGGCGGGTGTGGATGATGTGGAAACACTTCAGAAGGCCGATCAGCTGTTGGCCACCGCAGAACAGTATTACCTGAAAATCGGCGTTAAAACGCAGCGGCAGACCATCGCCGCACGTATCCGAAAACTGACGCAGGGTTAAAGACTACCGCAAGCCAGGCGGGCGCGGTGGAGGGCAGAAACACGATGTGAAGCTGCGCCGTGGAAACCGGACAGCCCGCCTATTTTTTCGGGGGAGCCATGTTTAGTGGAAAGCCGCTTGATTATCAGGACGAGCCGCTAAAAAACGAAGGATTCTGGCCAGACCTGAACCTGAAGGACTTTCAGGCACAGCGAGCGATCCCGGCTGATGTTGAGGCGGACACCGTTGCCCAGGCGCTGCTGGCGGCTGTGGCGGAGGTGAATGCGGAGCTGGAAAAAGTGGAAGCCAGCTGGAAGGCAAAAGGGGTTCTGAGCGCTGGGGGCGCGCCGGGGGCACGTATGGGGGAGTTAAACGCCCTCTGTGCGCAGTACATGAAGGCGGTTTTTGCCAGGGCAAAAGCGGACCTGTTGGGGGAGTTTGCCACCGTTGGGCGGCGTGACTCTCACCCAGGCCAGGAAAGCACGGAAACCCGCGCCGGATTGCTGGCAGAGGCGTCAGTCGTGATCCGCCGCATGAAGGGGCTGAAAAGAGCAACGGTGAAGAAAGTATGAGCCAGACACAGCTTGAAAACCTGACGGCGTTCTTTACCAGCAACGTGCCAGCCCGTGCGATGCAGTCGTTTAACAGCGTAGTGGATGAAATGGAGTTCATACCGGCTTCAAAGGATATGGGGCTGGGGCAGTACCGCCAGGCGGTGATCCGCTATGACGCGGTACTGAGCTGGGAGCGTTTCCCGTATCGCCTGTGTCCGCCGCAGCTGCTTATGTCGCTGATGGCTGCCTGGCTTGATGAGGCAGACCGGGAGTTACTGGACGAAATCGGGGTAACTGAGGCCGATCCGCAGTGGGATGTGTCGGTGGCCGATGAAGAAACCGCCGATATTGTCCTGACGCTTCCCATGGCGGAAGAGCTGGTGATCCGTGAGGACGAAAAGGGATTAATCCCCTGGCAGGGCAAGCGCTGGTCACTGGTTGAGCCGGAAATCTGGACGGCGCTGACCGCAACGATTTATGGCGTGGATGAATCCGGTGCGCCTGTAGGCGATGCGTCGTGATTGCCGGAGGGGAGCTTAACAAGCGCCAGCTGGCGGAGCTGAAAAAGGCGCTGGCCAGCATGGAGCTGCCGCCCAAAAAACGGCAGCGGCTGCTGTGGCGAATGGCGAAATATGGCGTTATTGCCGCCGCCAAACGCAATGTGCGGAACCAGGAAACGCCGGACGGGGAAGGCTGGGAAGGGCGCAAAACGAAGCGCAAAGGCAAGATGCTGCGCAATATGCCGAAGCTTCTGCATATCCGGGAGATGCCTGAAATTCAGGCGGTGCGGATTTACTTGCAGGGTGGCGGCTACCGGAACGGGGAAACACCTGTACCCGCTGGCACGGTGGGCTATTCGCAGCAAAACGGCATGCGCGTCCGGGTGAGTCGTGCAAGCCAGCCAGGGAAGGCACAGCCAGGCAAGATGGCCACCGCTGCGCAGGGAAAAAAACTGCGTGCGCTGGGCTACCGGGTGCGCCGGGGGAAGCGCTGGAAAAAACCCACTATCCGGGAAATAACCAGCGAAATGCCATACGCACAGGCGGGGTTGTTAATCAGGAAGTTAAGCGGCAAGGCCGTAAAAACGAGCTGGACTATCGATCTCCCTTCCCGCGTATTTCTGGGGATGGGTGATGAAGACTTTAACAAGGCGCTGGCACGCCAGCTTCAGGCCATCGGCTTTGGCTGGGATGTGAATGCGCAGGATATCAGGGGGAGAACATGACCTGGCCAAATGTGACCGTTAACCAGGTAAACCAACTACTGGGTGAAACCAATGAGGTGGAACGCACGGTGCTGTTTATCGGTACGGGAACCAAAAATACAGGCAAGACCCTGGCTGTAAACACCCAGAGCGATTTTGATGCGCTTTTGGGTGAGGCTGACAGCCAGTTAAAGCGGGATGTGCTGGCGGCAGTGTCGAATGCAGGCCAAAACTGGTGGGGATTCGTCCATGTGCTGGCGGCTGACAGCGAGCCGGATGCGTGGGTTAAAGCGGTGCTGGCCGCGCAGGTGTCGTGCTCTGTTGAAGGCGTGGTGCTGTGCAATGACATTTCCACAAAGGTGGAGATTAACCAGGCCATTACGCTGCGTGCGGATCTGATCGCTAAATACGGCCGCTGGGTGTGGTTCATTCTGGCCACACAGGGAATGCAGGATGAAGAGGGACAGGCGGATTACCTTGCGCGTATGTCCACCCTTCAGGACGGCATTGCGGAAAAAGCGGTGCAGCTGGTTCCCCGGCTATGGGGAAATGAACCGGGCGTGCTGGCTGGCCGTCTGTGCAGCCGTGCCGTCACCGTGGCGGACAGCCCGGCACGTGTGAAAACGGGGGCGCTGGTCAGTCTGGGCAGCGATGAATTGCCGCTGGATGGCACAGGGGCGGTGCTGGAACTGGCCACGCTTCAGGCTCTGGAGGCGCAGCGCTTCAGCGTGCCTATGTGGTATCCGGACTATGACGGGTTCTACTGGTCAGACGGCCGCACGCTGGACGTGGAAGGGGGCGATTATCAGTCCATCGAAACGCTGCGCGTGGCAGATAAAGCCGCACGCCGGGTGCGTCTGCTGGCCATCGGCAAAATTGCAGACCGTTCGCTTAACAGCACGCCGGGCAGTATTGCCGCACACCAGACGCTGTTTGCGAAGCCGCTGCGTGAAATGTCCACGGCAGCAAACATCAACGGGGTTTCATTCCCCGGTGAAGTGAAGCCGCCGCAGGATGGTGATGTGACCATTGTCTGGAAAAACAAAAAGGCGGTGGAAATTTACATTGTGGTGCGCACCTGGGAAGTGCCGTTGCAAATCACCATTAGTCTGTTACTGGATGCCAGCCTGGAGGCCGCCGCATGAGTAAGCGTATTTCGGGAATGTCGTTTGATACTTACGTTGACGGCGATCTGATCCACATCGAGAAAATTTCTCTCGATATCACGGACAACAGCGCCGCCGCGCAGACCCGTGGCGTGCCGGATGGCCACGTTGACGGTGATGTTGCCGCAGAGGGGGAAATTGAAGTCAGTTCCAAAGTGCTGAGTGTGCTGACGGCAAAAGCACGTTCGGCGGGTTCCTGGCGCGGTATTGAGCCAGTGGATTTTCTCTTCTATGCCAAAGCGGGTAGCGAGGAAGTCAAGGTGGAGACGTTCGGCTGCAAACTTCAGCTGAGTAACCTGCTGGATGTCGATCCGAAGGGCGGCAGCGTGGCCACGCACAAAATCAAATATTTTGTGACCAGTCCAAAGTTCGTAAACATCAACGGCGTTCCGTATCTGGAAGCGGAAGCCACGGAAAACCTGATCGGGTAAGGGGCAGGGATGCAGGAGTATGAAAAGGGGTTTATTGCGCTGGCGTTGATGGGAGCGATGATTGCTCTGGGGAAGTTGCTGAACAGCAATGAAACGATAACACCCCGCCTGGTTCTGGGGCGCGTCATTGTCGGCGGCGGGCTGTCTCTTATTGCCGGAGTGGCGTTGTATTTCGTGCCGGATATTCATCCGCTGGCCTTGCTGGGATTCGGTTCCGTTCTGGGTATTGCGGGGCAACATGTAGTTGAAGCGTGGCTGCGCAAAATGGGCTTTACGGGGATTTTTGGTAAAGGAGATACAAAGTGACACTGAGCGAAAAACAGCAGCTGTTTTCCGTGATGGTGGCCAATCTGATCCACTGGGCTGAAGAGCACGGCTATCGCCTGACGTTTGGTGAGGCGTACCGCACGCCGGAACAGGCCGCGCTTAACGCTAAAAAAGGCAGCGGCATCACCAACAGTCTGCATACCCAGCGCCTGGCCGTGGACTTTAATCTGTTCGTGAATGGCCAGTACAAAACAGACACCGCCGATTATCTCCCGCTGGGTGAATACTGGGAATCGCTGGGCGGTACGTGGGGCGGCCGCTTTAAATCCCGTCCGGACGGTAATCACTTCAGTCTGGAACATAACGGGGTGCGGTGATGACAAACGGCCAGTGGCTGGTAGTGGTTGCGCTGGCGTTTGTCTGGGGCTGGCTGACCGCTGACTGGCGGCGTGACAGTCTGGAGCTGGCGATCAACTCCGCCGCGCAGGTTGCGGGTAACAAGTCCCAAAAGGCGATGCTGGAAATTGCCAGCGAATCCGCCAGGGGGCTGGAAGATAAACTGGAGGCGCTGGAAAGTGGCAGACCGAAGGAAATCAGGACGGAAATTCTTAAGCCGGTTTTCACTAACGTTTGCGTGTCTGATGATTTTATCCGGATGTATAACGCAACCGTCGACAATACCGAACGTACCTTATCAGGAAAACCTGAAGCGAAAATGCCCAACGGAAAATCTTCCGCGCATTAAAGGTAATACCGGGGCGGATATTGCTGCCCCTGCTATTGAATATCGGGATTTATATTCTGTGTGTGCAGCACGTCATAACGCGCTGATTGATGAAATAAATAAACGAGAGAGCGTATTAAATGGAACAGAAAATTAATCTGGCTGTATGTGGTAAGGAAATTGTTTTCGCGCCTAACCAGACCGCCTATAACAAATTCATTAACGAAATGGCGATGGATAACAAGGTTGCCCCGGCGCATAACTACCTGAACCGTATTGTGGAGCCAGAAAGTAAAGACACGCTGGCCGAGCTTTTAAAACGTCCGGGTGCAGCATTGCAGCTGGCTGGCAAAGTAAATGAAATTTACGCGCCTGAGCTGGAAATTGAAGTAAAAAACTGACAAAGCGAGTCCGGGCTATTGAGAGAAACGGACTCGATCAGTATTTAATTTTGCGCCGCCACTATTTACCCCACGGGGAAGATTCCATTGACGATATCGCCGCCGCTGTCTGGCTGGATAACCGTCAGTGGGAAAATATGCGTATTGCTGTTGCAAACGGAATAAGCACTGCTTTTAAAGGCCATGAATGAAACAGTTAGATTTTACATTAAGCCTGATTGATAAATTGTCACGCCCGTTAAAACAGGTGCAGAACAATGTGACCGGCTTTGCGGAAAAATCGACGGCAGCGTTTACGAAGATTGGCGGCGGCGTGCTGGCGCTGGCCGGAACGGGAATGGCCATCAAAGGCGCGTTGTCTCCGGCCATAGAAATGTATGACGCGCTGAATGAGGCGGCCGCAAAAGGTATCGACGATTCTGCGCTAAAAACCGTCAAGCGGGACGCGCTGACGTTCAGCGCGACATACGGAGCCAGCGCGGTGGAGTTTGTTCAGTCCACTGAATCAATCAATGCGGCCATCGCCGGGCTGACCGGGAATGAACTGCCGAAAGTGGCCAAAGTCGCCAACGTCCTGGCGTTTGCCATGAAATCAACTGCGGCGGAAACGTCGGAATTTATGGGGCAGATGTTCGGTAACTTTGCGTCTGATGCCGCACGCCTGGGCAAAGTGCAGTTCGCTGAACAGCTGGCCGGAAAGATGGTTTACATGCGCAAGACGTTCGGCGCGGAAATGGCCACTATCAAAGACCTGATGGAAGGCGCGCGCGGCGTGGGGACAAACTACGGTGTCGGGCTGGATGAACAGCTGGCCGTGCTGGGGCAGTTGAGCCGCACGCTGGGAACGGAAGCGAGCAGCGCTTACGAAGGTTTTATGACGGGCGCGATTGATGGCGCTAAAAAGCTGGGGCTGTCCTTTACTGACACTACCGGAAAAATGCTGTCCATGCCTGAAATGCTGGCAAAGCTACAGGGCAAATACGGCAAGAGTCTGGAAGGGAACCTGAAGGCACAGGCGGAGCTGGATGAAGCCTTTGGTGACAGTGCGGCGGTGGTTAAACAGCTGTATGGCAACGTGGCGCTTCTTCAGCGGAATATTACTGAGCTGGGCGGTGCTGACGGGTTGAGGCGTACCCAGGAAATGGCGGCCAAAATGGTGAAGCCGTGGGATCGCTTTATTGCCATCCTGACGGCCATTAAAACCGTCATTGGCCTTACGTTGATCCCGGTACTGTATCCGCTGCTGAATCGCCTGGCTGATATGGGGCAGACCTTTGCACGATGGATGCAGCTGTTTCCTAACATTGCGCGGGTAGTGGGTTATGCCGCGCTGGCACTGCTGAGTTTTGCCGCTGCGGGTGCTGTGGCCAATATCATTATGGGCGTTTCTGCCTTTGTAATGGGGGGACTGCGTGGGATCTGGAAAGCCCTTACTTCGGTAACGAAGATTTACACCGCAACAATCTGGCTGGCGCAAAAAGCAGTACTGGTCTGGAATATCACGCTGGGCGCACTGCGCGGAATTCTGTTGGCGGTTCGCATGGCAGCAGTGATGGCCGGGATCGGTATTAACTTTATGAGCTGGCCTATTCTCCTGGTGATTGGAGCAATAGCGTTACTTGTTGCCGGGAGCTACCTCTTGATAAAGCACTGGGACGCGATCAAGGCGGCGATCATGAATACTGAAGCATTTGCATCTGTGGCCGCAGTGGTTCAGTGGCTGGCGGGTATCTTTGACAGTACCTGGCAATTTATCAGTGACGGCTGGAATAATTTCATTGCGTTGCTTAAGGGGTTCTCACCTTCTGAAGCGTTAAGCGGAATGGCCAGCGGCATTGTGTCTTTGTTTGAAAAGGTCTGGCAGACCATCAAAGGGAGCTTCCTGAAGTCATGGAACTGGATTGTAGGAAAATTAAATAAAATACCGGGCGTAGATATTGCGTTGGCCGCAGAGCCGCCGCCAGATATTAAAACAAACATTCCGCCGCAGACATTAGCCAATAACGCTGTTATGCCTGTTAGCGTGCCTCCGCAGCCATTAGCTAAAAATACTGTTCGGCCTGTAAATATACCGCCAATGCCGTATGACGTTAAACAGATTGAGCAACCAGCCATAGCCGCACCTGAAATAAAACAAGTGACATATGGCGCGAATATAACTCAGCAGTTAACGCAAAATACGGTGCTGCCTGAGCCACCGCCAGCAATCGCCCCTAACGTGCTTTTAACGGGAGGGGAGATTAAAGGGATTGATCGTGGCGGTATCAGTAAAACCATAAACAGTAATTCAAAGTCTGTTACGGACAACAGCCGCAGAATTGATACGGTAAATATTTATCCGAAAGAAACACTTTCACCAGGACAGTTGCAGGAATGGCAGGAGCTAAACCCATGAGTGATTTGCTTTACATCGATCTGCTGATTGAAAACGGTAATTTTGTTCTGAATACCGGGAAAGAGCCTGAGCTGTGTAATAACCGCAAAAGCATCGGGCAGGACATTATTCACAGCATTCTGGAAAGCGGTCTGGTCACGCAGCTGGTTGGCGAGCGTAGCCCGACTTTACGCGCGGATATCTTCACACAGCTGGAGTTGCTGATTGAAGAGGATGAACGCATTGTGCCAGGTACGGTGGAAGTGAGTGAGGAAAGCCAGAAGCGGTTATGGGTGACGGCGAGCACGTATGACTTTGGCGGAATATCAGCACAGGTGGAGCTATGACGGAAAAGCCGCAGGTAGATTTTGAAGAGGTGGTGAAGTCCAGCGGAATGCCCGTTACGGAAGAGGCGGTGCGCACCCGTTTCAATGCCATCGCCGCGCAGGAGGGACTGATTACCAATACGTCGCGCATGTCTCCGTTCTGGCGGCTCATTACCGCCATTGTGACCGTGCCAGTGATGTGGCTGAAGGATGCGCTGGTTTCGGTGGTCATGGCCAATATGTTTGTGGCCACTGCGGGTGGGCAGATGCTGCGTCTGCTGGCCTGGGCTGTGAACGTCACGGCTAAACCTGCCAGCGCTGCGGAAGGTGTGATCCGCTTTTACAAGGAAGATTCAAAACAGGCCGTCACAGTGACGGCGGGAACAGTAGTCCAGACCGAAAGGATTAACGGCAAAGTTTATGCCCTGGCCACCGTGGCCGATGTGGTGATCCCGTCCGGCACAGCAAGCGCTTTACTTGCCGTCAAAGCCACCGGAACGGGCGGGGCTTACAACCTGGCTCCGGGCTATTACCGCATTTTGCCCGTGGCCGTGGACGGTATCAGCCATGTGGACAGTGAAGAGGACTGGCTGACCGTGCCGGGCGCGGATGAAGAAAGTGATGACGAGCTGCGCGAGCGCTGCCGGAACCAGTTCAACCTGGTGGGGAGCTATCACACGGACGCGGTTTACCGTTCGATGATTGCGAGCGTGGCGGGGTTGAGCATTGAGCGGATTTTCTTTCTGCATGATGCGCCCCGTGGTCCGGGTACTGCTAACGCTTATCTGTTACTGGATAGCGGGGTTACGTCCGAGCCGTTTATTGAAGTGGTTAATGACTACATCAACACGCAAGGACACCACGGCCACGGGGACGATATGCAGTGTTTTGCGATGCCGGAAACCCGCCACGATCTGAGCGTGACGGTATACGTCAGGAATCTGAGCAACTTTGAACCTGAACAGCAGGACACGCTGAAGAAAGGAATTGAAAACCTGATCCGCTGCGCCTTCAGGGAAAACACGGATTATGACGTGAAAAAGACGTGGCCATATTCCCGCTTTTCGTTTTCGCAGCTGGGGCGCGAGGTGCATAAAACCTTCCCTGATTCGGATTCCATAGAGTTTTCGCTGAAGGATATCACCAGCGATCTGAGCGTCCCGCGCCTTAACTCCTTAACGGTGAGCCTGAAAGATGACTGATTTTCTCAAAAAGCTGGCCAGCATGGCGCTGCCGTCCTGGATGAATAAAGGTGAGCCACTGGCTTTACTGCGCACGGCGCGGACGTTCTGGGCTGAGGTGTACAACTGGATAACGTGGCCATTGCGGCAGTTTGATCCACTAACCTGCATAGAACCGGTACTCAATTTAATCGCTTATGACCGTGACATAAGCCGCTTCAGTGGCGAACCGCTGAGTCTGTACCGCAAGCGCGTGGCCTATGCCTTTGTCAATGCGCGTGATGCGGGTTCAGTTGAGGGCTTCATTAATATTTTTGAACGTCTGGGGATTGGTTACGCGGAGCTGGTTGAACGCCAGCCGGGCATTGACTGGGACGTGATCATGGTGCGCGTCACGGACAGCCAGATTGCAGACAACACGCAGCTGATGATTCAGATAATCCGGCAGTACGGGCGAACCTGCCGCCGTTATCAGTTTGAAGTGATCACGTCTGAAAGCCTGGCCATCCGGGCGGGATGGGATCAGGGGGAATATGTGGTTTATCCGGCACGCCTGAACAGCACGGCAGCCAGCGGCGCAACGTTTAGCGCGAGTTTATAGGGAGAATTTATGTCACAGACAGCTATCACACTGGCCTTTGAGCAGTGGAAAGCCAGCCAGGCGGTAACGGGTGAATCCGTTCTGCTGGATGAATTTGTTTTTGCCAACGTGCCGGGGCTGGATGCCACTAAGCCCGTTGACCGCAGCGAAACGCTGCCACCTGCCGCGCAAATCGTTCACCGCCAGGCCGTCAGCCGGAAGGGCATGGTTAATGAAAATGCCGTTGTTCATTCCGTTGTCCTGGGCGCGGAAGTGGGTGATTTTTCGTTTAACTGGATCGGCCTGATTAACAAGGCGAGCAATACGCTGGCCATGATTGTACATGCGCCGCTACAGCAGAAGCTGAAAACGAAAGATGGGCAGCAGGGCAACGTGCTCACCCGTTCGTTTTTGATGGAGTACAACGGGGCACAGGCTGAAACCGGAATCAACACGCCAGCGGAAACCTGGCAGATTGACTTCACCGCCCGTATGGCCGGGATGGATGAGCGTCAGCGCCTGGAAAATATAGACCTGTACGGCGCGGCGGCTTTCCTGGGTAATGGCTACCTTGTCGCAAAAAGCGGTGCGCAATATTTTGTGACGGCCGGGGCGGGATATGTGCGCGGCTTGCGTGCGCAACTGGCCGCTAACCAGAACATTACGGTAACGACAAAACCCGTAAAAGTCTGGCTGGATGTAGCGTGGACAGGAACGCTGACAAGCGCCTGGGGCGTGGCCAGTAAAATCACCGTGGCAGCTGACCTGATGGATTACGTGCAAAATGGCGTACAGCACTATGTGTTTGCAGTGGCCAGTATTGATGCAAACGGCAACATTACCGATCTGCGTCCTAAGGGTACGCTTAACGATCAAGCCGCCAGCGATGCGCTGAAAAAACATGAGCAGTCGCGCAATCATCCGGATGCCACCACTTCAGCGAAAGGTTTTACCCAGCTGAGCAGCGCTCTGGACAGCGTTTCAGAGACGCTTGCTGCAACACCTAAGGCTGTAAAGGCTGCAAATGACAATGCAAACGGGCGAGTTCCGTCTGGTCGTAAGGTAAATGGCCGGGCGCTTACTGACGATATCAATGTGTCAGCGCAAGATATTTTCAACGGACAGACTGTTGGTATTGGTGGTGAAGCTGATTTGAACAACTACACAATACCGGGGCTTTATTACCAGCCAGCCAATGCCCAGGCGCAAACAGGCAGGAACTACCCTGAGAGCGCTGCGGGTTCGCTTGAAGTCTATAAGCACGCTGGAATCACGCAGATTTATCGGATTTATAGTAATTCCCGCTCATACATCCGAACGCTATACAATGGCATTTGGACAGCGTGGACAAAGCAGTATGACGCGGCAAATAAACCGTCTCCGGCTGATATTAATGCTGTTAATAAAAGCGGCGATACCATGACCGGGACATTAAAAGTAAATGCCGAAGTCCAGGCAGCTTCCGCAAATGGTTTTCGTATCGCGTATGGTGATTTTGGCACATTCTGGCGTAATGACGGCAATAACCTATATCTGATGCTGACTAATAAAGGGGATGCTTACGGAACCTATAATGCGCTTCGTCCTTTATGGGTTAATCTCACAACTGGTGCAATACAGTCAGGAACTCCTCTAAGCGTAAATAATACCATTGATGCAGGTAAGGAGGTTTCTGCGGGTTATGCCGGTGCACTTGCATGGGATGAACAGTACAAAACAAAAGCAGCTTTTTTTAACTCATATTCGACAACCGGTGCGAGTGAATACCATCCAGCTTTAAAACAACAGGCAAGCATTGCCGGTGTCAATTCATGGGCTTTTTCAATGGGGTCTCTTGTCGCTGATACCGCTCTTTCATGGCATTTGCACATGAAAGGCAGTGGCGGTCAGGATGTCAATTATAAATGGGATACCAGTGGTAATTTTAGCGCGCCAGGCCAGCTCATTCCCGGAAGTTTTGCTAATTTCGACTCCCGTTATTATACCAAAGCGCAAAGCGATGCGGGTTATATGGCGAAAACCGGGGCCTATACCAAAGCAGAGAGCGACAGCCGTTACCAGCCAAAAGGTAGTTATACCCCGGCAGGACAGGCTTATACAAAAGCGGAAAGTGACGGAAGATTCCAGCCAAAAGGTAGTTATACCCCGGCAGGACAGGCTTATACAAAAGCAGAAAGTGATGGACGATATCCTTTAAAAACTGCAACGGTAACAGATGTCCGCATGGGGAGTCCAGGAACCATCGTGCTTAAGGCTAACAGCTGGAACTATGTACCAGCAGGGTGTGCATTTACAGGCTGGTATGTTGAGGGTAGTGCGCCAGTTGATGACACCATTCAATACAAACCCGTGCAAATAAATATCAATGGATCTTGGAGAACGATTTCGGGGTAAAAAATGGAACTTAAAAAATTGACAGTATATGAGCCTGAAGTAAGAGAGGCTGAAAATATTATTTATCTCAAAGATGAAGATGGTAACGACTGGTATGAAAGTCAGAGTAAGTTTTCTACTGTAAAGCTCAAAATCGCCTACACTAGCGACGGCGTTATCCGGACGGCTGATTATGATGTTTCAGCTTTATGGCCATTAAATATGGCAGTTGCAGAAGTGGCAAAGAAATCAGTGCCGGAGGGTTTCAATATTGATGGGGAATGGATGTTCGACGGTAAAAGAATTATTCCGTTTCCTGTGGATCATATCGCCAAAGCCGAAGCCACCAGACAAAGCTTATTGGCTTTTGCGGCGCAATCTATTGCGCCGCTTCAGGATGCCGTTGAATTAGGTATTGCAACAGATACGGAAATAATGTTGCTGACTAGCTGGAAGAAATACCGTGTACTTCTCAATCGGCTTGATGTCAGCACCGCACCGGAGGTTAGTTGGCCTGAGGTTCCTTCTGATGTGGCGTGAAGCGCGAATTGCATTCAGTGATTCAGTGGCCGCGCTGAATTGTTCCGTTATCCCGGTACATCCATGGCTGTATGGGGTAGGGCAACAAACAGAAAACGGAGCCTATCTTAGCCCGGTAAACGCGATCAATTACCTGGCTGACAAGCTGGCCGGAACAGGCGGGGCGGCAGATGTCGTGATCATTATGGTTTCCGGGCAGACGCATGACAACTTCATGGCCAGCCTGAATAAACTTGTGGATGTATTCCCCAGCCCGGTATTTACCAAGGTGCGGAGGCTGGTGCAGTCCGCCGCGCAGCTGGCTGCGGAGAAGATGCAAATCCCCGCGAAATACAGTCAGAGTTTACCAGCCGCGATCCCACTTTCCGTGCCCACAAGCCGCACTGCCCTGGCGGCCGCAGCGGTGAAGAAAGCCCAGCAGGAAGCCGCAGCCGTCGCGGATTTGACGGGCGTAAAAAAACTGATGGGAGATTTTAAACAGCAGCGCGAAAGCCTGATTTCTGACATTGCCAGCGGATTAACGGATTTGCAGGGAAAAAGCGCCAGGGCATGGGTGTTTACCGCCAGCGGCGATCTGCCGTCAACGCTTCTGGAACTGGTAAAAGGGATCCCGCTTCAGTCCTCCGTGTATACCGCCGCCATGATGCTGGTTGGCGACAACCTCGACGGAATAAAAGGAATGATACATGACCTCGAACCCGACACTGGCTCTTAACGGTGAAGCCATTTTGCTGAAGAACATGCGCGTGACCGTATCGCAGCAATTTCAGGACAAAGACCAGTCCGGCCAGACGAGTGCAACCACGAAATCCGAGCAGGGTATCAAAGGCAAGGAGCTGCGCGTTTCCGGCGAAATACCATATAAAAATCCGGAGATCCTGCGCCGCATCTTTGAGCTGGCCAGCGCCACGGATGCCAGCGGCCAGCGCCAGAAATACCGCGTTGCACATGAGGCGGCGCGGGCTGTGAATTTTCGTGAGGCAATTTTTACCGGAACCCTGGACGCGCCGCCGCAGGACGGGCGCATGTCCTGGCTGGTTACGTTCACCCTGACCGAACATATCAGCGTGCAGGAAAAACGCGAGGCCAGGACAAACGGCAAAACCAAAGCCGTGAAGCAAACGGCGGGAAGTGGCGGCGGCCAGAACGGTGGCCAGGCCGCTGGTGAAGATGAAGAAAAACTGACGTGGTTTGAACGTAAGGTGCTCAAGCCCGTGAATGATGCACTGGGATAAAAATGAAGCCGATTAAACGCCTGTACCTTTCAACGGATGAAATTCACCTGGCTGATGCCAGCCTGGTGCTGGAGCTGAACAGTTGCGGCCGGGGGTTTATTACAGCCGAAACAACGCAGGACTATACGGGGAAACTGGTACGTCTCGATGTGGGTTACACCGATCTGGTGTTGCGCTGGTTTACCGGTTACGTGGAACGCTCGCAACCTGCAGAAAACGGCTTTCAGCGCCTGTTTGTTCGTGAGCTGGTCGGCGTATTCGAACGCCTCTGGCCATGTTCCTTCCAGCACCCCACGCTGCGCGATGTGGCCAGCTGGTTGACTGAACACAGCGGGTTAACCTTCAGCGTGCCGGATGCTGATTACTCAGACCGTCCGATCCCTCATTTCACCCACAGTGGTACGGGTTATCAGCTGCTGGATAATCTGGGCAAGGCTTTCGGCATCACAGATTACGTCTGGTATCAGCTGCCGGACGGCGTGGTATATGTTGGCGGCGCGGAAAAAGCCCTGTTTTCTGGTCGCCCGATTGAGATCCCGCATGAATTTAATCAGGGGGCGGCCGGGGGGAACTCAATGACGCTTCCCCTGGTGCAAAGTCTGCGCCCCGGCGTGGAGCTTAACGGGGAAAGGGTGACTAAAGTCCACCTGCAAAATGACACGATGGCCGTCACCTGGACACCCCGCAACCGTGCCACGGGTAAGCCACTGCAAAAAACGCCCGTGCAGCGCCAGATTGAAAGCCATTACCCGGAGCTGGCATCCGGGCTGCATTTGCCAAAGTTTGGCCGTGTGATGAATCCCGTTGAGGCAGTGAAAAGCGGCAATTTCTCCGATCCGTTCCGTCCCCGCTATGCAGTTGACGTGCAGCTGTTAGACGCGGATGGCAACCCGGATAAGGACACGCCTGTTTACTCAGCTGTGCCGCTGCCGGTTCCTATGGCGGGTAATGATTCGGGGATGTTCCAGTTTCCGCCTGAAGGGACGCTGGTCGAAATCGCTTTTACTGGCGGACGGCCGGATAAGCCTTTTGTGCGGCAGACCGTGCCGGACGGAACCAGCCTCCCGGATATCCAGCCTGGCGAACAGCTGCAACAGCAGCGCGCGGAAGTGTCGCAGCGCGTCACCAAGGCGGGGGACTGGGTGAGGCAGACAGACCAGACGATCAGTGAAACCTCTATGGCGCGGGTGGTTAAGGCCGATACAGAACAGCGCGAGCTGGTCAGCCGGGAAACCACAGTTAAGGCCACGGATAAACTTACCGTGCTGGGAACGTCCACATTGCTGGCCGGAGCCATTCAGCAGGTGTGTACAGGGGATTACAGCCAGGCTGTGAATAACCGCGTGGCGAGTATCGGCGGCAATGATGAAACGGACATAGCCGGGAGCCAGACAGTCACAACGGGTAAAGACCTGATCGAGAAAATTGGCCAGATACGTAAAAGCGTGGCGGCCGTGCAACAGCAGATTATTGCCCCGGTGGTGTGGATTGGCTCTGACACTATCAACGTGGCACAACTGATGCTCGACACGCTCGATGTGGTCAAAGAGCTGGCAGAGCAAACGGCAAGCCACACGCACAGCAATACGGGAGCACCGACCAACGCGGGAGCCATCCGGAACACCGGAACGAAAGCGAACACGCTGAACGGCAAATACTCCCCGGTGATTGGCAAGTAAACCTGTCCAGAACATAACCCGCGAAAGCGGGTTTTTTTATGCCCTTCATCCCCAGGCGGGGATATCTCTTTTCTTACCTCTTAAACTGCTATAGCTACGCGCTGTCAGCGGCGCTCTGGCGCGTTCAGCCCTTTCGCACACTCAGAGCCACCCTTAAAGCAGATCGCACCCACAGCGGGGCGCTGGCGCGTCACAGCACGGCCAAAAAAATCTTTCGCAGACCAAAATCGCACTACACCGCACCCGCCTGCGGTTTTTGGATCATAAAAATTTTTCAGTTTTATTTTTCTACAAACCAGTCTGCCAGACGGTGCCAATACTGGCGGCATTGCGGAAAACCGAAACTGAAAAAAATGAAAAAATTTTCAGTGTTTTTCATTTTAACAAAAAGGTTGATGATTTTGGTTTTTTATAACTCATTGTTTTTTATGGTTATGTTATAATTCTTCTCACTATATTTCAAATGAGCTTGATTATGCTTTACATCTAACTATTTGAAAAATATGAGATATAAAATTTTTCTTACTGTAGGTGGCTTCACACACCACTAAAGATCAAGATACTATCGCCGATAAGCATTGATACTTAGGGGGATTAAATTCTAAGATATGACTATGAACAACATTGAATTGCCATATGAAGTTCGAACTGCGTGGTGTCATGCTGCTTTAGTTTTGAGTAAGAAACTCGCAATAGGTTCGACGCAGGCAAATGACGAACTAAGAAAGCTTCTGAAAGAATTTGGAAGTATAGAAAATATTTATCAATATTTTTTTTCAATGGTTCCAGTTGATCCTGACGTCGAAAAAGAAGTAAATAAAGCCTTTTCTAAGGTTGATTTTAAATTTAATGTAATTACGTGCATGGATGATAATTATCCAAGTTCAATGAATAACGTGAAAGGGACTCCACCAATATTGTATTGCCAAGGTGATACTTCTATTTTTAATTTGGAAAAAAGTATAGCTTTTGTAGGTACGAGAGAATTAACTGAATCATCACATATTCTAAGTGCAAGGAATGCCATCAAAAGAATCAGTTTAGCGGGATATGAAGTAATAGTTAGCGGCTTAGCTTCTGGTTCCGACACGCTAGGGCATCGATCAGCGATTGAAAATGGTATGAAAACAATAGCGGTTTTAGGTACACCGCTTAATATGTACTATCCTAAGGAAAATAAAGAATTGCAAATAGATATTGCGCAAAATAATTTGGTGGTTACAGAATATCCCATTGGAATTCGCTCTTTTGGCGCCTTTTTTGCAAATAGAAATCTAACCACCGTTACACTTTCAAATATGGGGATTATAGTTGCTCGGGCTGGAGATAAAAGCGGTACACAGCATGCCATTAGACACTGTGTAAACCAAGGTAAACCAGTATATATACTGGAGAATAATATTTTTGAAAGTGAGTATAAGTGGGTTGTTAAGTACAAGGATAAAATCAAGTTAATCAGAGATAAATAAGGATGGCTTATGAAAGCTATATTGTTTGATTTAGATAATACACTTTTTGCTACACAGGAATGCAATGTATATCTAAGGAGTCGTGCTGGCCGAGAGGTTGTCTGTGATTTAATAAGACAGGGTAGTCTTAACGTGACGCCACTTGATGCACGATTGCCTGGTTTCATTAACATGCTTGATGAGGCGAATGATCTAGATGTATATATTATTTCTGACTCGCCTAAAGATTATTGCATAACGATACTTAATAAATTTGGTATTACTGTTAGTCATGATAATGTTTTGGGAGCAATGCATAAGCCGTGTGTCGAAGAGGAAGTTGAAGACATATTTTCTGATTATGAAAAAGTACTAGTTGTTGGGGATACGCCGAAAGATGTATACTTTGCTCATCGTCTAAAAGCTGCATCAGTATTTCTAACATGCTTGACAGATTATGATATCGATTTTTCAGTTAATAACTCCATGCCCTCTGCGGTTGCTAAGTCCTATATAGAATTGGTAGACGTTATAAATCACTTCCTTCGAGATGAGTTGGCTTTTGAAATTCCATATTTCAAACCTCATTTCAAAACTGTTGATGCGGATACTGCTTCTATCATTGATATTGCGGACGAAAATATAGGGTTCGCAATGAAGTACATTCCTGAACTCGATGATATTGATAATGAGGAAGATAAATTTACATGGTTTAAAATTCATAGAAGCATAAAGCCTGCGAAAATACTGAGCTATTCAGATTTGGATTTAAAAAAGAAGGTTTCTTTCTACAATAATAATTCCAAAATTAGCGAAGGCGTTGCATTTAGGGATGTGGCATGGTTTGCTCGTATTTCATTTGTTAAATGGTTGCAAGATAAAAATATAACTGGGAAAGTATATTTGGTTGCTGCACCATCTTCTGTTCCGAGGGAGTGTAATAAATCTCTTCCGATGGAGATGCTGGTGCTCTGGTGGGTTAGGTGGTTACCATATATTTCTGAAGGAAGATTTCAGGTATTAAATGGTAACTACGTCGAGAGGTTCTGGCCAACAACCCCTGCCCATATGTCTAAAGGCAGAAGAGAGATTAGACCTCATTTCCACACGTTAGGAGTCTTTAATAATGTAAAACCATATGATGAAGATACATCTGCGATAATTATTATTGATGATGTTGTTACATCAGGAACTCAAATGAAAGCTGTTGCATCGTTACTGCAAGGTACAGGAATGGTACCTCGAGGCGTTCCGATCTATGGGTATGCCTTAGCTAAAACAACAAGAGCTAGTGTCAGTGATGACTTCACCAAGCTTATGGAAGCGTTTAGCAAGGCTGAAAAATCTGGTGGGTAATAGTGCCAAGTTACTTTGCTGCTGGATTCGATCGGTATGAAGGCAGGTTTACTCACTCGTCTTTGCAGGGAGAGCATCTCATGGATGAGTTCAATCAAGTTTAGAGTCGATGTAACGCCTGAGTTAGCAATACGTGAGTTCTTCTCAGGCATGACAGAGTGAAGGACGCAAAGTGGGCGGCATTAAAAATGGGGTTACGATTTCACACAACCCCTTGTTTTATTTGTTGGGGCTGGCTGAGGTAGAAACCACGTCCGGAATTTCTACATCATTAGAATGTGATACCCGAATGGCGCTTGCAGCTTCAATAAGTTTGAGAGCATCTTCTGTTGAAACTCCCTCTAAATTAATGAGTTTTCGGTCAGCAGCGATTTCGATTTTTATGCTGTGCTTTTTCTGTAACATACCCAGTACCTTAAGAACAGTTGGAGCGTAAGCTTGTCCACGTTCAATAATTACACTGAGATATTCTTTAATGGTTGTTGGTTTAGCAGAGAAACAATGCACAGTACCAGCATGCAATCCAACTTCACCAAACCCATCTATAAATGCCTGCTTTAAATCATGAGGAACGTGGAGGTCGAAAGAATCGTACCTGGATTTTCGATCTGATGCCAT